AAGTTTATAAATTACTTAGTTAGGTGGATATCAAACAATCTTGCTATTCCTTTCTGGATGGTGGGACATATCCATCTTACTACTAACGTATATGAAGACATATATGAGATAATAGCCTCGTTTGGAATGAATATCATTGTAGCTATAGGCTTCTGGTTAGATTGGAGAGATCACAAAAACACAACAAGACAATGAAAGATAACGTAATTATTTAAAAACGAATAAGATTATGCTTATAACAGGAACGACGAAAGATGGTTTTGATGCAAAAGAAGTGCAAGGGATGTACATATCAGAAAATGGAAATGAATGGTCAAATAAACCATATCCTATTCATAGAGAATTATATAGACATTTAAAATATGTTAATTTAAGTTTTAAAGAAGCTTATGAAGCAATGTTAAATGGAACTTCAAAGGCATCTAAAAGAGTACAAAAGTATGTATTAGCTAATTATAAAGCCATGAACCCTCAAAACAAATAAGATTATGGAAGATTGTTAATAACTTTATTTGGTAGTTTCAAATATGTTTTATACATTTACATCATTAAGATAATATCATTATGATAAAGAGTTCAGGAGTTTACATTATTCAAAATTTAGTTACAAATAAAAGTTACATTGGTGCAACTACAGATCTATACAATAGATTATGTATGCATAAATGGAAACTTAGAGTGGGTATTCATCATAATACCCATCTACAAAGTTCTTTTAATAAACATGGAGAACATAACTTTATATTTGAAACACTTGAAGAATGTAATCCTGAGTATATCTATTCTCAAGAAAACTACTGGTGTAATATGTTAGATACACATAATAGAAAACATGGATACAATATTGATCCTACTTGTCCTGAAGGAAAACGTGCAGTTTCTGATGAAACTAGAGTAAGAATGAGTAATTCTGCACCTAAGAGAAAAGTGATGGTTTATACTATCTATGGAGAGTTCTATCAAAGTTTTACTGATTTATATAAATGTGCTGAACATTTTAATGCTGTAGCTCCTAACATTCATAGGAAGATGAACGTAAAGTTTTTTAAAAAGAACTTAATTGATTCAGAATCTAGTAAGTTTATATTTCTTGATGAAAATGAATCAGTAGAAGATGTAAAAGTTTATTGGAATAATGTATTTGATCAGATTAAATTACATAAAGGTAAGTATAAAGTTTATGATTGTTTTAATAGATTAATTGGAACAATAAATTCTAGAGCTTTGACAGATATATTAAATGTTAATATTGCATCAATTACAACTTCTATAGGAAGAAACACATATTTAAGAACATTAAAAATACAAAAATGAAAGTTATAGTAACAGATATAGAAACAATGGCTGAGTACTTCTTGTGTCTTTGTTATGATCCTCAGACTAACAAGTATCATAAGTTTGAAGTTAGTAGATGGAAAAATACATTAGATCGTATGGCAAGATTTTTTGAAGAAAAAAACGATCATTACCATGTAACTTATAATGGATTAAGGTTCGATAGTCAAGTAATTGAACATGTTCTTAGGAATTATGATAAATGGCATGAATTGTCTGGTCTTGAAATATGTAGTAGAATTGCACAAGTTGCTCAAGATACTATTCATGATAGTAATTATGGTGTTCTTCCTAAATACAGAGAGTCTGAGTTAAGTTTTAAAATACTTGATCTTTTTGAGATACACCATTATTCAAATAAGAATCGCATGGTGTCTCTTAAAAGGCTTGAGTTTGAGATGGATCTAGAGAACATTGAAGAAATGCCCATACATCACACTAAAACCAATATGACTAAGGAAGAGATAGAACTCACCATTGACTATTGTTATAATGATGTTGATGCAACTTATGAATTCTATAAAATTACCCTAGGTGAATGTGATCATCCACTTTACAAAGGAAACAACCAGATACAACTTAGACAAGATATCTATGAAGAGTTTGGTATTCCATGTTTAAACTATTCAGATAGTAAGATAGGGGATGAAATGATCAAGAAGTACTATTGCCAAGAGAAAGGCATTGAATATAGAGAACTTCCTAGAAAAGGATATTTCAGAAAGAGTATAGATCTTAAGAATTGCATTGCTAAATATGTTGTCTTCCAGACACCAGAACTTAGTGATTTCTTAAAAAGAATAAAGAAGACCCAATTAGGTCTTCAAGATGATTTCAAAGAGGAGTTACATTTCTATGGGAATGTGTATTCTTTTATGAAAGGAGGTCTTCATACAGAGAACAAACCTAAAGTGTTTGAGGCTGATGAAGAGTACGAGATAATCGATTGGGATGTTAGTTCTTACTATCCTGCTATCATCATCAACAATGGGCAGTTTCCTGCTCATTTAGGAAAGGAATTCCTTAGGGGATACAAACAGATGTTTGATAAGAGATTGGAGCTTAAGCCGCTTGCAAAGAAAGACAGAAAGATCAAGGGAATTGTAGGAGCACTTAAACTTGCAGTTAACTCTGTGTATGGTAAATCATCTGATATGCAATCATGGATATTTGATAGGCAGTTAACTATGTTCACCACTATAACTGGTGAGCTTAGTCTAATGATGCTTATCGAGCAATATGAATTGAATGGCATACAGGTGATCTCTGCAAACACAGATGGTGTAACTATCAGGATTAAGAAAGAGTTGATTCCTTTGATGCACAAGCTTAATGACTGGTGGTGCAATCTTACTCAGTATGAGTTAGAAAGAACTGACTATTCCAAGATTATCTTTAGTACGGTAAATGATTACTTAGCAATTATGACTAATGGAGAAATTAAAAAGAAAGGTGATTTCCTTACTGATTTTGAATTACACAAGAATAAATCGGCAAGAGTGGTTCCAATTGCTCTTGAGCATTACTTTGTACATGGTACTCCTGTGGAGCATACTATTAGAAATCATACTAATCTATATGATTTTTGCATAAGACAGAAGGCCAGTAGAAGTTTCCATTATGAAGGAACTAATAGATCTACAGGTGAAAAGACTGTCTATAACAAACTAATCAGATACTATGTATCCAACACTGGTGACAAGATATTCAAGGTGAAGAACCCTGAGTGTCAGACTAGAGCAGCTGCTATTAGTCAAGTGGAAGCTGGTGAATGGGTATGTAAAGTGTGTAACTTCTTACCAAAGAACAGTGTTGTTGACAATGTCAACTATGATTACTATATTGAGAAAGCAAACAGAATAGTAACCAAGATTGCTACAGAAGGTAAGAGAATCAAAACAGTGTTTATTCCAAATCAATTAAATCTATTTGAATGAAAACTAAAGTGAACAGAGATAACATTACTAGGCATCTCGTAGAATATCAATTAGGAATGGTTGGTAAAACTATGTTAGATACATTAGATGATGACAAGTGGTATTTTAATATCACTATGACTCAAGAACAGCATGAGGAATTCAAGCGTTATGCTATTCCTTTATTAAAGAAAATCTTTAAATTTAACAAAACTAAAGCTGACGCAACCTTTAACTGGTTTAATTTAGCGTATGGATTAAGAATTAAAAATTAAAATTATGACAACAAACAATCTTATTGTAGTAGGAATTATATTGGCACTTTTGTCAATACTAAGCTTCATGTTATTGAAACTTTCTAGTAAGGAGTATCCTGAAACAAATGAAACATCTAAATTTCAACCTGGTAACATCACTTTTTCACATTGTACTCCTGAAGCTGAAAAGCCTAAAAGAAGATATAAAAGAAGAAACAAAAAGAAGAAACCAGCTGTTGCAGAAAATGAAACAACTGAAAAAAAATCTGTTGGAAGACCTAGAAAGAATCAATAATGGATTGGTTATCTCAAGATTGGGAGCATGAAGCTCTCAAGGATGACATCTATCTTATGGAATCTAGAATTCAAATGGAGATAGAATGGCAACAATGGGAAGAGGAGCAAGAACGTAGAAAACGTTTACCTGCAATTATAAAAGTAGTAACACCAATATTAACAGATGAAACTGAACGTAACAGCAGAACAGTTCGAGGAGCTCATCAAACGAGGTTATAATCTAGATGTAATATTCTTATTAAAGTTGATAGACGATAGGTTTGATGTTTCACCACTATGTGATGGAAGTATGAAGATCGCATCTGTCTATCATTCTTTAATAAGGAAAGGACTTATAACACCAGATGATGAGAAGATCACAACATTAGGTAGAGACTTATTAGATTTCATGAATGCCAAGAGCACAGGAAGAATAATAAGAAGAAAACCAGCCAGTACAGATTTTGAGGAATGGTGGAAAGCTTATCCAGGTACTGATTCATTTGAGTATAAGGGTAAAACTTTTAAAGGTACTAGAGCACTCAGACTATACAAAGAAGACTGCAGACTGAAGTTTGACAAGATAATACTAGAAGGAGAATATACAGCTGCACAGCTTATAGCTGCTTTGAACTTTGAAGTGACACAGAAGAAAGAGAATTCTATTAGTACAAATAGTAATAGAATGACATTCATGCAGGGATCTTCTGTATATCTAAACCAGAGATCATTTGAACCATTCATTGAACTAATCAATGAAGGAGCTAAAGTGGACATTGCTCCACAGAAACCAACAGGAGGAACAGACATATGAGTTTTGAATTATTAAAAGCAGAAGTTGACAAAGGTCTACAAGGTAAGAACGGTGGAATCCCTATGGGATTCGATAGACTGAATAGATATGTAGGTATCCGTAAGGGTATGTATTATCTAGTAGGTGGACTTACAGGTTCTGGTAAGACATCATTCATTGATGATGCTTTTGTTTTGAATCCTGTTGATTGGGCTATGTCCAAAGAAGGAATAGCTTCAGGAGTAAAGGTAAAGG